GTACGCTGCAAGTCAGACACGTGCACTGCCACGTTTTGTTTTTCATGGGCCTGATTTAAAGTATGGTCTGATAGAACCTCCAGATAAAGCATACGTATTAGTATTTGACTACTATGTATTTCAAGCAGATCTATCTGCTCATGGTGACACAATGGTTATCCCAGACCGCTTTAAACACGTTGTAGTGGACGCTGCAATGTTTCATGCATATATGTTCAGGGGTAACACTCAAGATGCTGTAGTAGTCAAGGAGAGGGCAGATGAGGGCATTAAAGCAATGAGGTCTATGTTAATTAATCGCTATCACTATATGAGGTCTTATATGATACCTGCTGCAACAGGAGGACGTAGATTAGGTTCCTCTAGGTCTACAGCAGGATCGAGCTTGGATAGTCTATAATGCCTGATGCATGGGAGACATTTAGAATAGAGTTTAAAGGTGGGCTAGTAACTAATCTCAGCCCATTGCAACAAGCTATCAATGCTCCCGGTTCTGCTAGAATACTACGTAACTACGAACCATCTATTGATGGGGGTTATAAACGCATACAGGGCTATGCTAAGTTTGATAGTAGCATCATGGCTCCATATGGTAATCCAGTTGTACATGGGGCTAGTCAATCTGGCACTACATTAATTATGGGAGCAATACATACTACTCCTGCTGTTGGTGATACACTTACTATAGCAGGTGTTTCTGGTACGTATACAATATCGGGCATATCTAATTTTGATGCTACTAATAATAGAGCTACTATAACACTAACAGGTGCATTAAATTCTAGCCCTGCTAATGGTGCACTTGTAACATTTGTTACTGTAACTACAGAAAATTATGCTAATGGTATTACATACTTTAACAATAAAGCTGTAGTAGCACTTAATGCAGATATAGTAGAAACAGCAGGTAGTGGTTATACAAAAATAAATAAACCTAACTATGGTACACCATTAATTGATGGTGCAAGTCAAACAGGTACAACATTAGTAGCAGATGCATTTGATACATTTCCACAAGCAGGTGATGTATTTACTATTTCAGGTGTAGATAAAACATATACAGTCACTACTACTGTTAGTGCTTATTCAGATGCAAGTAGTAAAGAAGTAAACATAGCTATTAATCCTACACTAGCTAGTAGCCCAGCAGATAATGCAACTATAACATTTATCTCTAGTGATAGAGAAGGTGCAATTAATACACGATTTGACATCATTGATTTTACAGGTACAAAAACACTCGTACTAGTTGATGGTGTAAATGCACCTGCATTATATAATGGTACTACATTTACTGTACTAGATAGTGCACCTTCTGATGTGATAGGTGCTACAGTTGTAGCTACACATAAGAACCATATCTTTTATGCTAAAGGTAGGGTGTTAAGTTTTGGATCACCACTCACTACTACAGATTTTCAAAGTGGTAATGGTGCTGGTAGTATTGGTTTAGACAATAGTATAGTAGCAATAAAAAGTTTTAGAGATCAGCTTATAGTATTTACAGATTCATCTATCTTTAGATTAAATGGTGATGCATTAGCTACATTTAACTTACAACCTATTACACGTGACATAGGATGTATACAGACTGACAGTGTACAGGAGATAGGTGGTGATGTTGTATTCATGGCTCCTGATGGTTTAAGACTTCTTAGTGCTACTGAACGTATTGGTGACTTTGGTTTAGCACCTATTACTAAAAAGATACAGGGTACGTTTAATGACTTTGTAAAACTACATACAGACTTTTTTAGCTTGGTTATAAGAAATAAATCACAATATAGGCTATTAGGTTGGAATGATAGCTTTACAAGACCTAATGCACAAGGTATACTGTTTACACAATTTGCATCTCCCGGTGAAGCATCTGTCATTGACTTTGCAGAAACCAGAGGTATACAGGCAACTGCATGTGCAAGTGTGTATTCAGGAACAACTGAGTTTGTTCTATTTGCTGGTAAAGAAGGTTTCTTACACAGAATGGAAAATGATACATCTAGCTTTGATGGTAATAATATAGCAACAACATTTGCTACACCTTTTTATCCTATTAATGATCCACGTATAAGAAAGACAATATACAAAGCACAGTTCTATTTAGATCCAGAAGGAAGAGTAAACTTTGATCTAAACTTAAAATTTGACTTTGATGAGAGTGGTGCTGTAGTTATGCCAGCAGTTACATTTACAAATGCATCTAGTAATGCTTCTCAGTTCTACGGCATTGGTGCATTTGGAACTGCTACATATGGTGCTAAGTTACAGAAAGTATTCTCTGCACAGACTACAGGATCAGGCAATACTATATCTGCACAGTTTGAAGCAGATAATAATACAGATGTTCCATATGCGCTTGACGCATTGACATTAGAATATGCAACACATGCAAGAAGGTAATTAAAAATGGGAACAGGATACACACGTAACGATTCTTCTAATAATATTGCTGATGGTAATATCATTAATGCCTCTGATTTTGATGGAGAGTTTGATGCTATCGTAACTGCTTTTAGTACATCAGGACATACACATGATGGTACAGCAGCAGAAGGTGGGCCTATAACTAAACTAGGACCAGCACAACAGCTTACTATAGCAGCAACTAGTATTACACCATCTACTGATGATGCATTTGATTTAGGTTCTAGTGGTGCAGAGTTTAAAGATTTGTACATTGATGGTGTTGCATACATAGATGCTATTAACTTTAATGGTACAGCTATTAGTGCTACAGCTGCTGAACTTAATATTATGGATGGTGACACCTCTGCTTCTACAGGTGTAACAATTGCTACGTCAGATAAATTTATTGTTAATGATGGTGGTACAATGAAACAGCTTACGTTTGCTGATTTAGAAACGTGGGCAGAAACTAATATAGACACTACTGCAAACATTACAACTGTTGGTGCATTAGATGCAGGATCTATAACTTCTAACTTTGGTAACATAGACAATGGTGCATCTAACATAACGTCAGGTGGTTTGTTAAAGATAGATGTAGATGCTGATGCAGATGACCTTACAGGTGACAGTGCTACTGGTAGACTTACCATAGGTGCAGGTGAAGATCTAAACTTATATCATGGTGGTACTAACTCTTACATAGTCAATGATACAGGCGATTTAATTCTTGACACAGCAGGTGATGTTGTTCTTGATGCAAATGGTGCAGATGTATTATTAAAAGATGATGGCACACAGTATGGTGCGTTGACTAACAGTTCTGGTAATCTTGTAGTTAAATCAGGAACAACTACAGCACTTACAATGTCAGGTGCTGATGTTACTATTGCTGGTGACTTAACTATATCAGGTGATGATTTAACTATGGCTACAAATACTTCTGGTATGTTGCTTATAGCTGATGGCACAAACTTTAATCCTACTGCTGTTACTGCTCTAAGTGAAATATCTACAGTAGCTGATGATGATGTATTTCTTGCTATAGATACTTCAGGTGGTGGTCTTAAGAAAATAGCTAGAAGTGCTGTAGTGTCTGGTCTTGCTACATCTTCTGCTATATCTAATGTTGTAGATGATAGTTCTCCACAGTTAGGTGCTGACCTTGATACTAACTCTTTTAATATAGCATTTGATGATGCACATGGTATTAATGATGATAGTGGTAATGAGTTTATTATATTTCAGAAAACAGCTACAGCAGTCAACCAGCTAGACATTACTAATGCTGCTACAGGTAATCCACCAGAAGTATCAGCTACAGGTGGTGACTCAAATATTAGTCTTAAGATAACACCTAAAGGTACAGGTCAAGTTGTACTAGATGGTAATGTAGGTATTGAAAGTGGCCTGATAGATCTTAAGAATGGTGGTTCTGTATCTTCTATACGTTTTTACTGTGAGTCTTCTAATGCCCACTATGCAGCAATTAATGCTCCTGCTCACAGTGACTTCAGTGGCAATGTAACCTTAACCCTACCAGTTACAACATCTACATTAGTTGGTGATACAGCCACACAAACACTTACAAATAAAACTCTTACTAGCCCAGTGCTTAATACTAGTGTTAGTGGTACAGCAGTTCTAGATGAAGATAACTTAGCTTCTGACTCTGCTACTCAACTAGCTACACAGCAATCTATTAA